CATCTAGCTACGTTATGTCTTCTTAATCCTAGTTGGATTAGAGACATCTGTCTTAAAGTCCCAGCTATTCTTCTCAATAAGAAATTCATTGGATTAAATATTGTCGAAATTTGTTTTTGATAATACTTTAATTCAGTAATTTCAAAACCGTAAGGTAGATTTGTTTTCAAAAGGTAAAACTTTTGAGACAACTTCTGCTCTTTTCGGTTTTAAGATTAACTGAATTGAGACTGAGTCGTATTCATGTTCCAATTGTATCATAGACGATGCAATTTTCATGAATACGTCTCTGTGGTTATTTCACAATTTGTCATCCATTAAAGGAGGTATAAGGTAGTTAGGTGAACTAATAGTAGTATGAAGATAAGTCAACATATAAATATAAGATTGAACTCTTTGTTTAAAAGAGATCAAATCTTTCAATTTTTTATGGGCTTGATCTTCATATACTGAATATACCACTCCAGTTGCGAAAGCAGGTGATAAAGGATTATCTTTAAAGATATCCGTCATCATGTTTCACATTGGAGAGGAATTTAGAGATTTCTCTAAAATCCATTGGTGTAATGTTGATTGATCTAAATCGATTCTTCTTTTTAGATCAATCAAATAGTTCATTATAACCTTAACCATATGCCTTCTTTGGATTCTCAATGCTAAGTAGTCTTCTTTTCCTCACAACATTTGTTGGAAGATTAGAAGATTACTCATTTGAAGAGCATTTGAGGGTAACGCTAAAATCATTCTCAAAATTTTCATTTTAAGATTGTTTTTAGTTATTACAACAGATGGACCATACCCTAGGAATTTGATTAAGCTATTAGGACTTAATGAGTATTTTCTCATTATCTCTAAAGCACCACTCATATTTCTATGAGCTGCTTGAGCTTCTTTTAAAGGTGCAGGACTTACGTCCTCTCCTTTAAAGATAGTTCTTTTAGCAAATTCTAATCCTAAACCACTAGGTGAGATTACGGATTTTGCAATCCCTAATTCAACACCTAATAGGGCCATAATACTTTGGTATTTCTGTGAAACTTTAAGATCTCAAATAACGATATCATCTCCCAAGATTGCATAATCTTGGAATAATGATGATCTTGAGTACCCCACTTCTCAAGCACAGTGCTGCACTATAAAGTGATGAGTTAGAGCTAACATAGCTCAACTTGACAAAGCACCCATTGGTTGCCCAACAGTATATTTAACTCCTTTTTCTAACAAAATTTTCATTGTAGGATTACATGTTTTTATGTAATTTTTATTAATT